TGGTTGTGCCCTGCAGTAGTGACTCTGAACGGAGTGAAGAGGAACGAATGCGGCAACAAAGCCGACGGGGTGGTTGTGCCCTGCAGTAGTGACTCTGAACGGAGTGAAGAGGAACGAATGCGGCAACAAAGCCGACGGGATGGTTGTGCCCTGCAGTAGTGACTCTGAACGGAGTGAAGAGGAACGAATGCGGCAACAAAGCCGACGGGGTGGTTGTGCCCTGCAGTAGTGACTCTGAACGGAGTGAAGAGGAACGAATGCGGCAACAAGGCGCTAGCGCAGAGAGTAAGCTGGTAGGCATCTGCGATGCCTACTCAGCGAACCCTCCCACCCTGTGGGAAGGTAAGCTGGTGAGCGACGCAGTCGCTCACTCAGCGAACATCAGCGCCGCCCGCCCGCCATAGATACGGAGCATGTTGTACCGACGCAGCCAAACATAGATATTGTAGTCCGGCACGATGGTATGACGCTGCAGTGGGTAAATCTGTGCCGAAGAGATAGCACCAACCGTATCTGCGGATCCAGGTGTTGTATTCACGTAGCGCAGATAGTCACCCACGTAGCTACCACCACCACCGCCTGCGGAGGTGCCAGCACCTCCACCATAGTATCCGTCACCACCGTTTGCTAGACCAACACCACCTGTCTGCTGATGGCCCCGTCCAAATGAGAAATCGGTGAGCATCTTTGTTCCCGCCGCCGTACCCTGCCCGCCAGCCGGTGGCTCTACACCTGGCTGGAACTGTAGCCGTCCACCACCGCCACCACCCCCCTCGTTACCGGCCGTCGCAGCATGCGCCTGCGCACCATCCACACCGCGGAATCCCGCCGCAACCCCTGATCCCGCGTGACCACCAGGAGCTATGAGACCCTGACCACCCGCTGCTGCAACACCCAGCCACGTTACCCGCGGATAGTTATAAGGCGGCGGTGTGCCGAGCCCACCCTGTGAAAAGAAGACCGCTGCTGACCCGCCCTTGTTAAGTCGCAACCACAGCCCCGTAAAGAACGGCAGGCGGCGGATCACATCCACATCTACAATGCCCGACACGTAAGCCCCGCCACCACCCAGTGTACCACCTCCTCCCGCACCCACAAGATTGATTCGGAGCCCATCCGTTTTCGTGAGATCCACTACCTTATCCAGGCGTACCAGAATATCACTAACATCCGCTATATAGGTGTATTCTCCAAACAGCGGTGGCGGATACCAGTACTGCTCGCCGCAATCATCGCGGTTCATCGTCAGTTGGAGCTCGCGACCCGTGATCTTATCCCAGTTGGCCGCCCCACGCATTTCGTCACGAGCGGCATGGAGAGTTTCCGCAATGCCACCCGTTGGCCAGAACCCAAAATCCCACTTGTAGATGTAGCGATTCACTAACGGCACACGCTTGGATCCCAGCACCAGCACCAGACTGCGAAACAGTGACGGCCCCGCGAAGTTGAATCGCTCTTTGCCGCGATAATAGAGCGCCGCCGCCTCTATCGGATCGGATCGCCGATCGCAGAATGCCGGGCGCAGATAGCCATCGCCATAGTCCCACGAGGGAATAGCGGCATCGGGCCACCAGATGTGCTGTTGGTTCGCGAAATCATTCGGCGAGAGGTCCTTGCTGAACAGAAAATACGCATTGTAGTTGGTCGCCTCCTTGCGCTGCGCAACCCACAGCATATCCCGCACGAGTCCGCCGCGCTCTAGGCGAATCCGCACATCTTTCGCACCGTGCGTTGCGACAACGGGCAACGCCACGTGCTGCTCAAACGGAATCTGCAGATCCGCGAGACGAAACGATGCGGCTTCACGTTCCTCCAGACTGACGTACTCTACGATCCAGTAGGCATTCACAAAATGTAGGGCGGTCGGATAGGAATAGTCTGGAATCGGTGTCTCCAGTGTCGGATCTGTATAGAATGAGCTGCCCTCTAGCGTCGGCATCGTTACGCCATTCTTGAGGCGACTGTCAGTATACACGAGCTGCTGTGCGGGGCGAAACGAGCACGTGATCTGGACTTTCTCTTTGGCCAGTGCCTGGATCGGAAGCGCCGTGGGTCCGATTCCACGATTCCACCAAAAGGGAAAGACGACTTCCAGCGCGGTCGTTTTGGCCTGGACAGTTGGCGCCGTGTCGGGGTATGCATGCCACTGCCGCTGCAGGAGTGTGTTGGTCGTATCAAAATGCTCCACGGGTGCTTCGGTATCGTCCAGCGCCTCCATGAGCCGTGAATCCAGGCTGTCAATGATTTGGTCACTGCAGCTGAACGTTACGGAGGAGCACAGGGCGTTGCCCGTGGAGTTCGTCCATTGCCACTGAGGATAGACCGAGAACTGGCCCGCGGCGTGAGCGGCCTCCTTCTGCAGGGTGAAGATATCGGGTAGTTGGACGACAAGTACGGCACGCGTTATAAGTTCACCCAGAATCGGCAGCGTCACCGTGGCGGTGCGGCCAAAGTCGGCGCGATTATCAAACTCCACGCGGCGCCACTGGGATGCCCATCGCGTTCGTTTGCGGAAGACGTGGGTGTAGAATTTGAGGGAGGGTTTCCCTTGCGGTGCGTTGAGACGCTCAAAGTCCTGTAAGCCGCCTGACACGACTTTGAGCATAGTGCGGGGTGTTGACGCCATTGTTCCTCTGAGGGGCGCAGCGATTTAGGTCTTAGTGATTGCGAAGTGTGTGTTTCGTGGTTCTGCGTCGGGCGCCACCGCGAGCAAGGTCCAACATCCCTAACGCGGCGCCGTCCCCAATATTTCCTAAGAGGAATGGGCCTGCTCCGCCATCGGGCACTTCTTCAAAACGGACACCTGCCTGCTGCTGCCTGTCTTAGAAAGGGTGCACAGCCGCGCGCTGCGGATTCATATGTTTTCCAAACGCTGCGAGTATTTCTGTCAGTTGATCGCGAGTGACTCCTTGCTGGCCGATTGGCACCACTGCAGCGACTGGGCTGTACCGGCGCTGCACTTAATAGTCTTCCTGCGATGGCACCAGCCGCCATACCCACCGGCCCCGCAACTGCCCCCCCCCCGCGACAACGGGTGCCAATGAAGCGGCTGCCTGTGCTGCAGCCACGCCCGCCGATGCAATTGTCCGCACAAGTCGTTTAGCAGCCAGCGCCGGTGTGTAGGCGAGTGAGGCAGCAGCGTTACGCGTGATAGCAAACTCCCTCTGAAATTGTGTGAGGGCGTCCGCAATCTCGCCTACTGCTCCTCGCTGTGCCGACATCAGTTCACCAACAAGTGAGTCATACTCTGCGCGACCGATCATACTCACCAGATTTGACTCTGTGCGCCCATTTACAGCCCTTAACCATCCATCATTAATATTCTCCATAAAAGCCTGGAGTCCACCACCAGCCCCGTGCCACATGAAAGAGACCTATGCGCGTATCATCATTTGCAGTCATGGACGCAAGCACCCCGTATGATTGGTTTTTGGCCGCTTCGTATTCAGCGGCCAGCGCTTTAAGAAGGTGATCGTACACGCGTGTCGCTAGAAGCACCTGCATGGATTCGGCAGAATCAACAGCAGCAGCGGCTCTCCTATACGACAGATATTGAGCTCCTAGATAGATTGTTAGCGCCCCAGTTCCAAGTACAGACCCTGGTGCTAACGCGTGATCTGCAAACCCAGTGAGTTGCTCGTAATAGCTGGGACCGGCACAGGTGCAGCGGTCACCGGCGCATCTGCACTACCCGTATTCGCGCCACTGAGCCCTTCCAATCCCGCCAAGCCTACCATGCGCGCAATTCGGAACGGTTGGCTTACGAGCCATCTTGGTGTGTATGCCACTGCTGACATCGCGGATGACGCCAGTGACGTGGCTCCAGATGCAACGGCAGCTGCCACACCAGTTACCGTTTCACCGAACGACTGTTCGCCAGCGGAGGTTGCATTCTGCACAAATGACGAATTTCCGCTCAACGGGTCCATTCCAGAGTCACCCGTGGCAAACCCAGCCATAATATTGTTTGCATTGTATGTAGCAATTGCGGTTGCAGCACTCGCACCAACAAACAGTAAATGGCTCCTAAATGAGTCCCACGCGATCCGCTTGGTGCGCTCTGCACTGGCCTTCACTCTCCCCACAGAAGAATCAACTAGCGTGATCTTACTGCGCGCGTCTAACAGCGTCTGCAGAATACGAACTGCATTCTCGCCGAGGCCTTGTTTTTCTATCCATGACGCATTCATAAGCTTTGCACGATTAAATCCGGGCGACTTAATGGTGTCAATGAGCCCGCGAACTTTGGCTGCGTCACGGGCTAGGCGCTCTCGCATAGCGGCAATTTGTTTACCAACCGCAGCTGCACAAAATTCACTTCAGGGCCATACACTGCAATATTCGCTTGATGTTGCGCTGTTGCGTCAACGGTTCCGCGATATGCAGCAGTAGCGGCAGACACGCCGGCCTGCATCAAGGCTAGCGGACCCTCTCCAGTCCGTGCTACAATGGCCGCTGCCTCTTGTGGAACAGAGGGGGCACCTGTTGCGGGTACAGTTAACGCAGAACTCACAGGGGCATTCGGACCATCCGCACCGCCTCCACCGCGCTGTGGTTTCGGCGGAGCAAATACATTATCAAATTCATTACCGGTTAGATTCTTGTTACGCGCTCCACCCGTTTGCCTGCCCAAATGTGGCATTCAGGTCATTGTACATATCGCGAATGTCATCTGGAAAGTTCGCCTTTGAGAATGCACTCAGAAGCGCAATGGCACTAAGATTACTCACCGGGTCCTGTTTATTCACAGGCGCATTGCCTGCGAGCATAATTAACTGTGCAAACTCTGTTATAATAGGATCCCACTGCTCGGCCGATGCATAGTCATACATGCGGCTTGCAGGGATCATTGGGAACCCGTATGCCTATAGTAATGGGCACATGAAAATGTAGCCAGAAGTTATCTGCGCAACCGTTAGCATTCTATGAAGGTTGGCTAAAAATGATCAGGGGGTGTACCGGCTGATATCCTGTACGATGACGACGATACTGACGATTCGCGAAGCGGATGTTCTTGAGCGACAGGCTACGCACCTGATCGGCACTCTGGGGCATGTCAGCGAAGGCAAGAGCACGCTCGTACGAGCACTAACAGGAATCAAGACGCAGCGTCATACGAAGGAGCAGGAGCGCAATATCACGATTCATCTGGGCTACGCAAACTGCAAGGTCTGGCAGCATTCGGCGACAGGTGACCTCTACGCTGGCCCTGCTCCTCCTGACGGCAGCAATGCATGGGGCCTAATCGCTCATCTGAGCTGGGTGGACTGCCCTGGTCACGAGGCGTATCTGGCAACCATGCTCGGCGGTGCCTCGGTGATGGACACCGCGTGCCTCGTCATCGCCGCCAATCAGGAGGTCATTCCACAGCCCCAGACTCTGGAACATCTGTTGGCGGCTGATCTGATGGGTCTCTCACGGATCGCCATCCTCCAAAATAAGCTGGATCTCCTCACCATGGAGGCCGCTGAGAAAAACCACGATGCGGTGACGGCCTTTACAACTGACACGATCGCCCAGGATGCGCCCATATTTCCCGCCAGTGCGCAGCATGGCTGGGGAACTCAACGTCTCCTGGAGTGGGCCCTTGCGCTCCCGCCGCCGGCCCGCGATCTCATGGCACCGGCACGCCTGACCTGCGTGCGCTCCTTTGATATCAACCGGCCTGCGCGCTTCACTGCGGCAACCCGCGTCGCAGGTGCCGTCGTCGGTGGCACGCTGGAGCGTGGAGTTCTGGTCGTCGGTGACTGGCTGGAGGTCCGGCCAGGAGTGCTCCGTCGCGGCCCCGCTGGAGAAATCCAGGCCCAGCCACTCCTCACGCGAGTCACGGGTCTGCGCTGTGAGGCCACCGAGCTCCCCTACGCGGTTCCGGGTTCGCTTATCGCGATCGCCACCGAGTTGGACCCAGGTCTCTCCGCGGCCAACGGCATGATCGGCCAGCGCGTCGGTGTGCCTGGGTCTCTGCCACCGATCGTCGGCCAGGTCACGATTCGTCTCCACCGTCTGAAGCGCGACACGTACGCGTTTGGCAAGCATCGCGTTGGTGACACGGTGCGTCTGTGTTCCAACGTGATGACAACGGAGGCTACGGTGACAGCGATGGATGACAAGAAGCGACTGACGCTCCGCCTCAAGCGCCCCCTCTGCTTGGAGGTTGGCGAGCGCGTGGGCCTTCTGCGTCACAATGCCGAGGCCGGGCGCGAGCTCATTGAGGGGGCTGGTGATGTTCGCGCTGTTGTGGAATGGCCGCATGTGGTGGCCGCAGAGGGCGCCGAGCTCGCCGCAGCGCCGGATCGCACGGTCGTCTGGGAGCCACTGGCGGCCACCGAGTGGTCTGCGCGAGCGGCGCCGCCGAGTTACAGTGAAATGTTGACTGCGGTCTTTGCGCAGAAGGAAGATGCACTCGGCAGCAGCGGTCCCACGCGCCTGCGGCTCTCGGACCCCCAGATTGAGAGGAGACCGAAGCACACACTGTGGGTCAACTGGCAGGAAACGGTGTCGGCACTGGAGCGTACTCGTGTCGGCACTGTGAGTTACGCGGAGCATCTTCGTGAGTGGCTTAACTCCGAACTCCAGACAACCTCATCGGTCACGGGTACTGACACGCCCATCCTGGATATGCGCGGATTCTGGAAGAGCGAGGATCTGCGTTCACTGTTGCGGCGCTACGTCGTGGCCTTCAAGCAGTGCGCGCAGTGCAATGGATACGACACGGGCCTGGTGCGTGATCGCGTTCTCAAGGTGCGATGCACGCGGTGTGTCACAGATAGCGTGCCCGCCACCTAAATATGACCCCCCTGGGAGCCGCGGAGAACTCTGTACGCAACCAACGATGACGAAGCAACGATTCTATCGCGCAGAGCTACCAGGCGTGAATGACATTGTCGCAGCTGCTGTAACGAAGATTGACGAAAACGCAGTCTACTGCACTCTCCCCGCCTACGCTGATGCCGAGGCCATGCTGCCCGTGACAGAGATTGGTGTGCGCCGCGGCAAGCGGGTAGCCGATTACGTCCGCGTAGGTCAGCTTGTGTCCTGTGCTGTGATTCGGGTTGAGGGTGCTGCAGTGGACGTTTCACTCAAGCAGTGCCGTGAGGGAGAGAGCAAGGAGGGTCTGGAAAAGTACCACCGCGATGCACGAGTGGATCTTATTGTACGGTCGGCGCAGGTGCCGTCACTTATCAGTGACGTCATCTGGCCGCTGCAGGAAGAGGTGGACGATGTTCACGCTGTCTTTGAAGAGACGCGGATTGCACTGGAGGATGGTGCGCCGACGCGCCCTGAGTTTCCAGAGGCGCTGTTGGCGGCGATTCGCAACAAGATGCCACCGGTAACCTACACGGCCGATCGCGGGATCATGCTGCGTTTCGGTATCTACCATGACGGCGCTTCACGAGTGCAGGCCGCGCTAACCGCGCTGGCGGCGAAGGAGGCCGTGGAGGTCTATGTCGTGGCCGCGCCCAAGTATCGCGTGGTCGCGCGGGATCGTACGCCGGCACGCGCAGCCGCACGTCTGGCCGCAGCCTGCGAAGGGCTCACAGTACCCGTGTAAGTTGACGCGGGTGGCCGCTGTCCCTGCTAGCCCAGTACGATGCCACGAATAGATTGGAAACCCATTGTTCCTGCTGAGTTCCACGGTGCAGCCTGTGCGTGCCCCGTGCGTTCAAAAGAAACCTCATTTCTGGATTATCTCTCGAAACACTGGAAGGAAGCCACACGTTTCTTTGGATCTCCACTTGGGTCAACAATTCCACTGACAGGTCAGCACAACATCTTCGGCTGGGATGTCTTCTTTTCTGATCGTGATCCGCAGATCATTTGGCTCCATTTTCGCAGCCGCGAGGACTTGATCGGGCTGTGGAATCATCTCCATCGCCTTAGTAACCCGCCCGAGAAATCCCAAGAGTATCCGCTGATCAAGTGGGGAGGATATTCATGGCAAAAGGGAGGTGCTTATGATCCGCGGCCACGTACGGAATACGTCGGTGGTGACAGCTACATCTGCACAGTGCTGCAGGATATTCAGATCCTATCGGAACACAACGACTATCTGAAATCAATCGGGGAGTCCTCGCATAGTCTGAACTATCTGCTCCATGGGCCGCCAGGTGTTGGAAAAACATCGCTCGTCATTTGGGGTCCAGACAATCTACGCGGGTGAACCAGCGGCGTGCTTTGCGAGATCGGCGAATAGCCCGACGACGAATATCACTGTCGGTGGTGCGGGCCGTTTTGCCGCAGAGCAGCAGGCTGTGCACGCGGGCATATCCCCACTGCTGTTGGGTGGCACCTGGACGGTGACCGGTCCGCCAGGCCGCCATGCCGCGATTGTAGGACTCACGGAGGTACGGTTCGGGCACACCGGTGGCTAAGGACTTGGCACGCAGAGAAGTAGCATGCGGTTTCCAGCGACGCCACTGCTGAGTGTAGCCCGACTGCTTCGTGCGAATGCCGCGATCCGTCGCGAAGCCAGTGTAGGCCGCCGGATCTTTCCAACCCAGTGCACCGAACCGACGAATCTCGGCAGCGCGGGCCTTCTTACGCGTCGTGCTGAGACCGCGATAGTACTTCGCAGGTCGGTATTTTCTGCTCTTGTTACTTACCGGTCGCCCACGACTGCTCTTGCGTGTCTTCCGTGTCATGCCCCTGATGGAACCGGCGATAAAGTTGAGTCAGATGCGATCAAGGGTACCCCATACGTACGATGAGCACACCAGGTGATTTCTCTTTCATCTCTGACAAGAGTGAGCGGACTATGCTAGAGGACATGTATCGTGCTATCTCCAATCTAGAGGCATGGGATTCTGTGAAGGCTGATCCTGGTGAGGGCGGATTCATGTTCCGTGAAGTGCCAATTTTATTAATATCGCGCGAAGCGCGGAAATCATTTGGCACTTCATCGTTAACGTCACAGTGCCGATAACAATTTAAGGGTCCGCTGAAGGCGGACCCAGTAATTAAGTTCGGCACTGGACGGTTCTCGCAGTCGGCAGCGTTGGCCGATCCATGGGTTCACAGTGGTGCCTCCTTCGGCTACTGTATGCGGGTGATGCAGTCCCGTGAAGTGCTAAAAGTTAAGCTGACCGACTGAAAGGAGGTGGGCTTAACTTTGGCACTTCTAGTTATCGTCCGCCAAAGTACGTACTTAACTTTGGCACTGGACGGTATATTGCGCGGAATGGATGGGTTGCCTATGTGGAGTATCGGGCCATTTAGATATTCCGCTTCACCAGCGTCTTGAACTTAAACTTTTTGGCGAGCTTCTTGAGCCCACCCTCTCCCACAAATCCATAGAGCTGCGCATAGGGATCCAGCTTCGGGTCCACGACTTCCAACGGTAACGCCTTCTCCTCAATCATGAGAAGAACGCGTTTGTTCGTGTAGACTGCGGGATACGGCACATCATCATTGTTACCGATGGGCGAATCAAAATCCGTGATCTCCTCACCGGCTGCGAGCTCAAACTGAAGCACCTTCCAGCCGATCCAGATGAACTTGCGCGGCCCTGTCGCGAGCAGAATAGAGTTACCGAACCTGACCGTTCTCATCATAGTAACCGTCGTACTTGCGCTTGTTGCGACCGATCCATGCCTTCATGTACTCGGTATCTAGTACAACCGGACCCTTGATGGGCTTATCGGCATTCCAATCATAGTTCCAACGGGTGACCGTTGCTTTACTACCATTCAAGCTAACCGTGAAAGGAGTTCCACCGTTATCGTGAATTTTGTAGGTTGGCATCTACTGTGTCGGTAGATTCTGGGCTTTAGTACAGCCAGCGCCACAGGCGGCGCAGAGGGCCCACATATCCATCAGCCTGGCTGGTGGCGTCGGTCTCTGTCTCTACCTGCGCTGCAGAGCCATCATCACATGCTGCACTGCGTATTCGGAATCTCCAGCTGCTGATCATCTGTCAGTGTACAGAGAACCCGCTCGTCACCCACGGGAATGGGTAAACGCAGATCACCACCCGTGCGACTGGCTGTCCTCTTCGCGAGCTTAGACACGCGGGCCGGTGCCGTGCGCGCATACACAATGCTCTGGAAGGAACTCAGGGGGGGGCGCGACCACACCATTCAGAGAAATCAGGTGACCCGCGGTCGTCGTGAAGACGCAGGCCAGCAGCGGCTTGCTGCGACCATTGTCAAACTCGTAGAACTGGCGGCCATGACTGTCCTGATATTCCTTAACACGAATACTGTAATCACTGACACTCTCCGTGATGGAATCTGTCTTGAACTCTGTGCATAGGGTGCAATCGTTTCGGCTACCGCATCGGCTGCCAGTGGCGGCAGCGACTTAGATTCCTTCTTTGGAGCACCCATAACTGCGCGGGCCTCCTCGTACGCGGCTTCCGCGGTAGTGACAGCAGGAGGTGCATCCGACGCCTGACTGACGCCTCGCGCACCTCAGGAAAGAGACGGATCTCTGCGCGCGCCTCACGCTGGGCGTCACGAATGGCTGCCACATGCGGGGCAACGGTCTCACGGAACTGTTGGGAACGTTCGGCAATACGTCGGTTCATCGCACCCACGGCACGCTGAGCCAGGCGGGTCTTGGAACGCACTGCCCGTACTCCAGCACGGAATGCCGGATCCGCAAGGCGCACGGTTAGCGCCTGATCTGCCTGGGTCTCGGATGCAGTTCTCGCTTGGTGACTCGTAGAAATAGTTGGTAGGCCTGATGCTGCGGTGCGTGCGAAGGCAGCTCAACGAGCGCATCGTGACAGATAGGACAGGCGCCACCATTCTCAATCATCCGTTGGATCGCGCATGTTGTATGCAGGCGGCCACCGCAGCAGGGCATCTGTGCTAAATTATACTGCTGCATGATTTCACCACACTGGCAGGCACTCTGACATTGTGATGAATTCCATCTTTTTGGTTTAGGTAGCCGCTGCTGCCGTCGAAAGCGTAGCGCGGAGAGCCCGTGCAGTCTCGGGCTCTGCGGCCGAGTGACCGGCATGTGTGAAGATTAGCCGACTCTGGGGGATCGCAGCGTGAAGAGCCGCAGCCGAGGCCGGCGGGCAGACGAGGTCATAGCGACCCTGGACAATGGTCACAGGCATACGCAGCCGTTTGGCGGCAGTCAGCAGCTGACCTGGCTTCAACCAACAGTTGTGGCTGAAGAAGTGGTGCTCCAGGATCGCCATGCTCTCTGGAGCGCGCTGCACACCAGCCCGTGGCTTCAACACCGACAGGGATTCCTCCCAGCGGTTCCATGCAGCTGCGGCAGCCTTGCGCGTTGCGGCTCTGCGACTGCGGAGGCGCGGGCCGTAGAACTTCATCGTGGCGCGCCGAGTCCGCCGCCGGTATCCGTCGCTGAAGTGTGCCCATTCCGCCGGTGCAATGCGGCTGGCACCACCCTCTGCATAGAGCCACTCTGCTTCCCATGGTTCTCCCAGATAGATGCCCCGCAGTACGAGTGCCGCGCAGGCGCGCGGATGCCGCGCAGCATAGGCCAGCGCCAGCGTGGACCCCCAGGAGCCGCCGAAGACTGTCCACGGACCGGTCACACCTGCAGCGGCTCGCAGCCGCTCAATATCGGCAACGAGATGCCAGGTTGTGTTGGCTCGCAAACCAGCCGATGTTGCCGCCGAGGGAGTTGACCGACCACATCCGCGTTGGTCAAACAGAACGACTCGCCACCGGCGCAGGTTGAAGAGCCGTAGAACCCATCTCTGTAAGCCACCGCCGGGCCCGCCGTGCAGAACGACCGCTGGTTTTCCGTCGGCTGCTCCGTGAACCTCATAGTACAACGTGTGACCATCGCCCACTTCTAAATGCGGCATCGCGGGTCCCTTACTCTGAGCTGCTATAAAGCGCCAAAGTGCGGGCACTCGGATCCGTTGCACCTGCGACAAATCGCGGCATCCACATGTGCGGAGCTACCGCAGCAGCAGCGGCTTCAGGATAGCCTGCGGAAACCCAGAGCTCACGGTACCAGTGAGCCTCAGCCGTTGGCGGCGGATTCACCTTATAACGCGCAGCACGGGCTTGCCAGTCCTCGCCGCTCTCTGTGCCACGGGCCGTACCCTCCTCCCGCGCCATTTCAAACCACGAGCGCTCTGCCTTGGAGATACCGTCGCTAAACGCTTCCTTGCGCCGCCACAGCACTTTCTCGGGGAGCAGACCTGTGTCCGCAAACGCCGTACGCAGAATAGATTTCTCCAGAATCATCGCACTGGGCCGCAGAGCATCTGTAGGAAGACCACGGGCCACCGCGATGAACTGACGGTCCAGAAACGGTGACCGCGATTCCAGTCCGTGCGCGGCCATGGAGCGCTCGGAACGCGCCACGTCGTACATGTGGATCTCTCGCAGAAGGCGATCTGTTTCGGTCTCAAATGCGGCATCGTCGGGGGCCGCGCGCATGTAGAGATAGCCACCCAGTGCCTCATCGGCCCCGTCACCGTTCAGCACGACCTTGACGTCGGGCGTGGCCTCGCGAACCAGGCGACCGACCAGATAGTTCCCTACGCTGGCACGCACCGTTGTAATGTCAAAGGACTCAATGGCGCGCACAACCTTGGGAATGGCCGCAAGACACTCTTCGGGCGTCACGATGCGTTCGTGATGGTCGGATCCAATATGGGCTGCAACTAGGCGTGCATGCTCTAGATCGGGGGAACCCACCATGCCGATGCTGTAAGTGCGTAGGCGCTTTCCCTGGCGGGCAAGCCTACGCGCTGCAATGGCTGCAACGAGCGAAGAATCCAGGCCACCGGACAGACATGCACCCACTTCACGCACGGTGCTCAGACGCTTGGCCACAGCCTCTTCAAGCGCCTGGCGGAGGGCCTGACCGCCTTCTGTCAGTCCTTCCAGGTTGGCACGCCAGCGGGGCACCTTGAGCCAGGGGACCTCGTGCCACACGACCGTGTCAGGCTCCAGAGGCTTCTGGTCAACTAACAGATCCACCGTGGTACCTGGTGTCACGGCGGCGACACGGGTTGCACCGGCGGGGAACCCTTTGATCTCGCTCACAACACCAGACCAGAAGCCCTGCGGACTCACCCCTTCCCCCCAGAAGAGCGGACGCACACCATACGGATCCCGCGCGAGCTCAATGCGGCCAGCGCTGGGATCGGCAACGACGATGGCAAAATCGCCATCCAGCTGTCGGGCGACCTGTGCAAGATCCATGCCGCGTTCCAGAAGTGCCGGCACAACAGCGCAGTCACTGGCACCCTCCGGGACCTGGAGGCTCAGCTGACGGATGAGAATCTCGGAGTTGAAGATCTCACCGTTGACGGCCACGACACGACCGTCGGTCAGCCGGAAGGGCTGTTCGGCACCCGCGGCGGATCCCTGAATGTGGAGCCGTGCGAAGCCAAAATGTAGGTCTGTTCCGCTTCGGGGGCGAACCAAAATCTCTCGGCGCGCCACGTCGGGGCCTCGTGACGTCAGTGCGTCGAGAGATTCTGTGTGTGTTTTATCGGTTATGGCGGGCCCCCAGAGTAGTGTAATGCCGCACATCTATCTGTTGTACGGAGTCGGCGAGCGCTTAGACGGCCGCGGGGTTCTGACACATAGTTACTCGCTCGCCGAAAGGCTGTGTCCCCCAAAGCGGCGGTCAAAGTTCACGAGCCAGAGCTTGCGCGCCGTGTCCAGGCCATTCGCGAACTCACGGAAGTGCGGAAAGTACGACGCCTTACCCGCCGTGTGCGCGTCCCACAGAAGCTTACGGAACTTCGCCGGCGCCTTGCCCAGTGGATACAGGCGCTTCTTGTAGATCTCCTGGTACACGCGGTGCGCCTCCTGCGTGAGGTCCTTGAAGGTCTGGATCACCACGTTGGCCTCCGCGTCCTCCTCAGGGTACTGACGGAGGTAGGCCGCAATCCTTCCCTGCGACCAGCGCTCCAGCCAGATGTAGGGGCGATTGGCCTGGTTGCCGCGGAGGTGACGGGCCTCATCATACTGCTCAGATCGGAGCTTGTAGCGGCGGCCGTCGGCTGTCTTGAGCACAAGGCCCTGCCAGCCCGCTCGGAAGCGCTTGCCCCAGGCGACCACGCGCTCCTTGACATCCTCCAGTGTCTTGAGGTCGGTGTGACGTTGCGGCTTCAGTGTGGCCAGAGCTGCCGGCAACTCCTTGGCGGTAAAGTCCACGAGGTAGAGCTTCGGGATGCCATACTGGGGCGCGACGACCACGCGCTCCTCAGGATGCTGGAGCACGAAAGAATACGTTGCGCCACCCTCCAGCATGTCCTCCGTCAGGCCCGCCGCCTCAAATGTCTCCCAGAAGAGATCGCTGAAGTTACGCTTGCCGTAGAAGCTGCACTCGGCATTGATTACCGTGCGCGTGGAGATCTTCCAGTTATTCCCGCTCTTTGCCTGAAAGAGGTTGATCATCACACCGTCCACGAAGTCCTCCACAACGCAGTCGGCCGGCACCACACCGTCCGTGACAGCCTGCGCAAAGGCCACGCCGTGTGCGGGACCCACACAGACCGGCTGGTTCGTCAGCGCATTCCAGATCACGCTACGGAAGGCACCCACGTGCGGCGCCCCCAGGTCGCTGACCTCCTTCTTATAATGAATCAGGACGAGTGGCTCGTCGGGCGTCATGAAGTCCTCGCGGACTACAAGGCGCCCACCCTCCTCTGAGCGCAGCCAGGCGAACAGCGCCTCTGCCGTGGCGAACTTGCTTGCGATCTGAGAAATCATCGTGTTGGTTGAGTTGGAAGACATTCTTTGCTTCTTGCTGTCGGTCGTACAGGGTAGCTTTAGGTGGTGACCCCGTGTCAACTTTTGTGGGGGGTGTCACGCGATGGTCACGCGATGGTCACGCGATGGTCGCGCGGTGGCCATGCAGGCGGAGAAACCCGCAGAATCAGTAGTGGATGGCAGACGCAGAGGAAGCCCCGCAACTCTTGCCTCCTGAAGACGCAGCACCGCCGGTCGCCGCGAACGCAGCACCCGAAGACGAAGAGCGTGATTTCCTGCATATCGGCAATCTAGTGGAGATCCTGAGCACCGTGCACGGATACGTTGTCGGTCGCGTCGTGTACCGCAGCGGCGACATGGTTCGCATCATGTCCCAAGAAGCCAGCGATCGCGCCATTGAGTTTCCGTTAGATACCAACGGTGACTTTGACCCGGCTCTCGGTGTTCAGAGCATTGAAGTCATTGAGGAGCAGCCGTCAAACTACTACGTGGACTTCCTTGGAGTACGCCCCGGCGAGCACGTGGAGTTCTTCACAATAGATGGTGCCAAGGCGGCCGAGAGCGGTGAAGTCGCAGAGGTCATAAAGACTGTGAACAAGGACAATATTAAACTTACAGATGGTCGCACGATTCGCTTCCGCGGCCAGGGGCCCGAGCCACCCATCGCCGTCGTTCGTGTGCGGACGGGTGCCAATGTAGCCGCTGCTGAGGCTGGTGCCGCTGGTGCTGAAGAGCCGTCTGCGGAACCGGCAGCGGCACCAGCGGCAGCAGCCGATGTACTGGCCCTCCTACGTTCTGTTGCGCCCGCCCCCACCACGGAGTTCGTCGGTACTGCCAAGCGGGCCTTTCCTGATTCCATGCAGCGTGAGGATCTCTTCCAGGATCTGATCGGCAATCTCTCGGCCAAGCAGCGTACAAACCCGCGGCGCATTCGGTTCATTGAACGTGAAGTAGACATTGCAATCTCTCTCAAGAATCGCTCAGCGCTGCGTGACGCAGCCGGCAACATTACGGGCCCCGCCCCCAACACGATTCAGACACTGGCCGACACAATCGGCATCTCTACCGCACCTCTGCCTGCGATTATCCCGATTGTAGAGGCCGCCCGCGTGCTCAATCTGGATGCCGCACCCGAGGGGGAAGTGGCCTTCAATGAGGCGCATGTAACACCGCGCATCCTGGGCGATGTGGAAACACAGTCGGACTCCACGGCACAGATGTATATGGAGGGCGCGATGCCCGAAGGCATGGGGCGTGCCTTTATAGGATTTGCGCAGGATCTACTGTCACGCGACCAAGCTGTTCTCAGTGGCCCCCGCCCTACAGAGTGGGTTACCGATCAGGATGTGCTGCGTACAGCGCCGCCCGATGAGGCCGTGCAGGGCCTGGACACCAAGCTGCCGGGTCGCGATGATGAGGAAGCGCCACCACTGACACTGGCCATGCTGATCAGCAACGTGACCGACCGGACCACACGTGTAATCGGTGCCGATCGTGTGCGCGGTCGGCGCAGCGGTGAAGAGCTCCTCATTGCGCCCACGGATCCCAGCAAGATCAAGGGCCATGTTGTTCTGCCCGCCAAGGCCGCACTGTCTCTGCGTCCTCCCCAGCGGCCCGGCGATCTGCCCACCGCACTAATCTATTCCGCACGCCTTCAGGACGATAATCTGCCCACAATTGCGCAGACTCTGCGTGATCTCTACGCACCGCTGGAGAACATCGGTCCCCTCATGGCCTGGAAGCTGGATCCCGCAACGGCGGCGGATGCTCCCGTGGCAGGCTGGTTGGATCTCGTCCTCCGTTACGCCGTGCACCCAAACGACAGTCTCGGCCCGCGCACGCCGCAGCTGCTGAGTCTCCTGGATACGATTGGTCTGGACGCGCGTGCGCTCTCTCCCGATGTTCAGGAGGTGCTGGATCGCTGGGTTGCCGCCAGTCAGAGGCAGTGGCGGGATCTGTTAGTTGCCGAACGCCGGCGTATCAAGGAACTGCTGGACGCCGAGCCTCCGCGAACCTTCCAGGCTGTTTCCGAGACTGACAGTCCTGCCTGGTCAGCTCTTCGCGCTGCTGATGCGTTGCGCGACGTGATTGGCGACATTGAGCGCCGGAATCCCGCGATTGGTGCAGCGCCCTCTGTGCTCGTCAACGGGCTGCTCATGGAGGCTCAGGGTGACGCGGCGCCGCTGGCATGGATCACTCTCGCCGGGCTGGATGGACGTGATCTCGGTCTGGATGCAGCGGCGGCGGGAACGGCACTGGCGGCATCGCGGTCCTACCTCCTGCGTCGCAAGGCACTGCGCGACATTGGTCTCCTCGGCCTCCGCGCAGAGCCCGAGATTAATCCCTGCGAGCACGTGCCGCGTCTGGAGGCCATCCGCAACGTGAATGACGCCGTGAACCGCGCACGTCTGCTGCGTGAGTTCGTTGAGGAGTACCAGGGCGGTCGCACCGGTGACTGGATCACGTGCACGCTGTGCACGAAACCGTGTGTCTGCTTCCACGAGCTTATGGAGCTGGAGGCACTCGCGCAGCCCCAGCGCATGGACGCCATTCAGAAGCAGATTCTTGTCCGCTTCGGTGGTGAGCGCTATGAGGGCAAGATCATCTGTAAGAATTGCGGTCAGGCTCTTCAGGACATAGATTACGATGAACACGTGGAGTTTGATGACAACGGTCGCGCCGTCGTGGAGTCCTCAGTCCTGACAGAGGAGCAGCTGGAGGACCCTGAGGAGAGCACATGGAAGAAGAGCACCGCCGCGCTCGTCGCCGCGCCCGTCACGTTCGCCACGGAGGCACAACGGCAGCTCTACGATATTTTGCTCATGATCTCGTCGCATGGCGGCTTCACGCTGCCCGAGGCCACGGCGCGTATGGTGGTGACCTACGCCGATGTGTTTGTCTCCGCACGGACACCACCCCAGGCGGCCTACGAAGCCAAGCGGAAGCAGGCACTCGCCCAGGCCACGGCGCGGATCTCCACCAAGGCCGGTATCGCCGCACCGCCCGAAGTGCCGACATACGAAGCGTGGATTGACCGTCTCCGCGTACAGGCCGTGGCGGGACTTACAGTCATCGCACTCCAGACCGCTACGCCGCCCATCGTCGTGAACAGCGCGATGCCGATCTGTAAGTACAGCACAGGCGGCTGGCCTCTGCAGCCGGAGGCCAAGCCGGGTGAGGAGAAGAGTACGCTGCACTACATTGCCTGCGCCGTGGCATTCATTGAGCGCCCCGATGCACCGTGGGTCAATATGCGTTGGTCCAAGGAGGGCAAGGCGACCATTCGCGTGGGTGCGGTACTCAAGGAGCTCGTGCCGGCCGTAGAGCTCATGTTAGTCGGTGATCCGAAGACTGGCCCACTCTCCTTCACACCGACACTGCGGACTCTGCTGACTCAGATTCAAACCGACGCCGCCGTCGCGCGCGAACGTGCGATTGTGTCAGTTCACGATCAGCTTCCAACGGGCTTCCGTCCCGAGCCGTTTCCTGCGGCGGTGGCGCGTCCCGGTCTGGAACGTGACCCTGTGCCACCCATTCAGGAGGCTCTGGCCGCCGGAACATCAGTTGCCGCGACGATTGATCCCGTCGCAGCCGCCGTGCGCCAACAGGCACAGGCGGTGGTGTCCGAACTGCATGCGGCGGCACGCGCCGGCTTTGAGGCACTGGGAGAGTCCGCACCGAAGCAGGCGACTGACTATGTGTGCTGCCCCACGCCACTAACAGAAGTGGATCGGGGCGCCGCGCTCCTGGGAGCAGCGGAGGCGCCGCAGCTGCTGAAGGCTCGCGCGCTCCTGCGCGGAGCTATTCCCACCGCGGTCAACGCGGGTACGCATCTGTGGGAGATCCAGGAGACACCCGAGCAGGCAGTGGTTGAGCAGAATGTGGATGCCGATGTGCTGTTCAAACTGTTCCTCAAGTACTGTTACACGGGCGGGCAGGTCGGCGAGCTCCACGAGTTCAGTGCCGGCAACATCTGCCGTCAATGCGGTCTGGCACTCGGTAAGCCGTTGGATCTCGTGGATTTTGCGACAGAGGGTGCGGGCATTCTCGCAGCCCAACAGGGAGATCTCCGTGTTGAGACATCGCAGGCCGCCTTCAATGCGCTCTCTGATGCTGTGCGCCGGCGTAAACTCTTGGTAGCACGGGCTGCTCAGGGGCGGTCTCCTTGGCGTGCGGGGTTGGAAGGGCTCGTTACGGCATGTCGTAAGCACCAGCCCGCTGTTGCGGATGCACTTTCCGCGGTGTTGGAGGCCGTGGCCGCTGCTAATCAAGATATGGCACCGATGGATGAAGTGGGTCGCGCGACGCTGTGGACACCTGTTGCTGCGCTCATGGATGAACTAACAGCGGATGTTGGCGCGGCGATTGGCCCGATTGTGGCGGGTGCGGCTGCTGCTGCTGCGGGACGTGCCAAGGCGCGGTCCGATGAAGCCGCGGAGGCACTGCGTCTTCTGGATCGCATGCTCCGTGATCCATTTGTGGAGGGCCCGCGTTCCGTTCAGGAGTACTGGTGTGCCAAACCACAGGCAGCGGGCACCGACTTTGGTGTGCGCGAGGTCCGTGGGGCGCGCTGGTTCAAGATCTCCCGCGAACACAATGAACGCCTGAACAAGATTCTGCGGGAGAATGCGGATTGGTTCGGTGGTGCGGTGACCGAGACCATGCGTGGGCCTCTGCGGTCTCTGGGAAGTACCCTGGGACCGCTGCTACGCGTTTGGGTTCGCAGTGTACGGCCGGCGGGATTTGCGGAGGGAGCCTGGACAGAGGCAGAGGCACGCATGGTTCTGAAAACGGTCATACTCCAGGCGTGGCGTGACGTGGCGGCGTCGGATTCCTGGATGTACGCCGATGTTGCCGCACCCGCGGAGCGCATTGCCACCACGAAGGCCTGCGCAGACTGGACACGGGCTCTCATGTTCCACTACAAACAGCAGTTCGGGCGCCTGGAGCAGGAGAACATTGCGAAAATTCTACAGCAGCGGGCCGAACTGGAGCGCACGAGTGTCGTGGAAGAGTTCTCTGCGATCAAGGACGATGATGAACGTGCGGCCGAGCTCATGAAGAAACGCCTGCGCATTGGCCGATGGGCACTTGCAGCGAAGGGGTTCCGTCAGTATGATGCCGACATGTTTGAGTTTGAAAACGAACAGCGCCGTAAGATGGGTATCATGGATCCGCCAGTGGATCCTATTTTGCTGGAGGGGGCTGCTGCGCCAGCGGGGGCAGATTACGGACTGGGTGGTGCTGCTGGCGGCGCACCAGAGGACGGTTACGATGTTGATCAGGGGGCGGCGGGAGATGACTATTAATGAGCCACGGAAGAAACGGTGGCGGAATAGGAAGTGTGGGCAGCGGGCTCGTCCGAAAGGTGCCATTGGATATCCACGGCTGTGACATCCCTCTTGTTCCGTGAAGTGCCAATGTTATTAATATCGCGTGAAGCGCGGAAATCATTTGGCACTTCATCGTTAACGTCACAGTGCCGATAACAATTTGAGGGTCCGCCTTCAGCGGACCCAGAAATTAAGTTCGGCACTGGACGGTTCCGTGAAGTGCAATTTTTGGCACTGGACAGTTCTAACAGATCAAATCAGTTAGAACACTTGGAGCGCGGTGGTCACGCGGTGGTCACGCGGTGGTCACGCGGTGGTCACGCGGTGGTCACGCGGTGGTCACGCGGTGGTCACGCGGTGGTCACGCGGTGGTCACGCGGTGGTCAGGCGGTGGTCACGCGGTGGTCACGCGGTGGTCACGCGGTGGTCACGCGGTGGTCACGCGGTGGTCACGCGGTGGTCACGCGGTGGTCACGCGGTGGTCACGCGGAGCACCATACTCTTAAAATTGGCACTTCACGGTAGGGAATGCAGACATTATGGCTGGCGATCTTTATCTATAGCGTCGGACTGGCAGCGGTTCTGCATCTGCGCCCGGCTCTCATGTTCAATGAGAACGGCACATGGAAAGAGTTCGGGTATCAACGGGATAGCCGCCACACTCTGTTCCCCGTCTGGCTGTTTGCCGTCGCCTGGGCCATCGTGAGTTACGCAGTGGCCGCCGCGGCCACCGCTATCGTAGGATCTGGGGCCGACTGGAGCACAGCAACAGGTGCTGTAAGTGCTGCTGCGAGCACGGCGGCCACCTGGGCCGGCACTGCGGGGGAAGGCGAAGACGAAGAAGAGGATGAAGAAGAGATAGCCATGCCAATCAGCAAAAGCCAGCGCCGTGGGCGTCGGAAGCCCAAGCCGGGTTACTATGTGCTGGACCCCGAACAGGCCGAATCGGGGCTGCGGCGCTACATCTACTACGGACAGGAGCCACCAAGTGATTAGGAAGCTGCGGGACACCCTGTCACCATGATAGAACCAACACCGACTCCATATGCTCCGGCGAAGGCTGCCCAGTAGGCTGCGCCGATCATCATTTCGCGGAAGATCTGATCCTCATATTGCGTGGCATCCAGCCCACCTCCGCCTATGGCTTCCTGTACTCCACCGGCCGCGCCGGCGATCTTCTGTGCGGCTTCCGCAATAGCTGCATTGGCGGCCTTCATCGCCGGTGTCAGAAGTGTATAGTGACGCCCGAAGAGCTGACTAACAGCTAGACGCATGGGTTCCACGTAAATCGGTATTGCGGCCATCGCTGCCGTGATGAGTGCAGCCACACCTGCGCCGACGAAGACGGTTCCGTAGGTTTTCACGCCGTTGCATGCCGAGGCCTGTAGTGTGAGCAGGAAGGCGCCCTGTACAAGGAAGGAGAGGAGAGCTGTAAGGACGAGGAGCTGGAGTGCACGTGACCCCAGGGCCTGTCGCGGCAGTACCGACAAGAGGACAGATACACCAACAGGAATTGCCAGATGCATGAGCCATGATCCCGCCATTTCTCCGTAGAGTAGCGCGGTATCCAGTGGCATTCTCTGGTGAGCACGGCGCTTTGTCGCGTGAACAAATCGCAGCGCTGATCAGAGAATGTCGCGTCGCACCGTAAAGCCCGAGGCAATTAAGTCACTTAAGGATTGGTCCGTACGTTGGCCGGCCAACGGTAATCTGGGATTTGATGCGGAAACCCGGGAACCCGCTGTCTATGATACAGCGGCGGCAGATCGGAAGCAGGTGAAGAAGATTGCGTGGGAACGCGCGGGCGATACACTGACGATTCTGGCTCAGCCGGATCGCTTTTCGGAGGGTGCCGTGAAGGCGGCGGCGTCACGGCTGGGAAAGATTCGCGAACAGCGTGCCGCCTATGAGAAGACGGCGGCGGATCAACTGCGTACGGCGGAACATGCGCTGCTGGAGGCGTGGCGCGTGTACCGTTCGGCGGATGCGACGGCACGAGGAGTCCTGCGCCGCGATGTACTGACCGCGGAGAAGGCTGTGAGGGATCTGGAGATTGCAGCGGCAGCGCAGATTCAGGTGGGCCGCAGTGCAGTCACGCAGATTGGCATGGTACCTGATGGGGGTGTAGTGACATTCGTCAGTATCTACGTGCCGCCGATGCCGCTGGATCGGCGTGGGATTCCGATTAGTGCGGCGGCGGGAGCTGTGGCTGGTACTGCTTCGTCTTCTGAGGAGTAAGAGCTGCTGCTCACTGCAGCGGATAGGCCACTATCCTCCCTTCGTTCTTATCGCAGTCCACCGTATCCGCATGGTACTTGAAGCACACACCGGCACGATCCTGGTACACCACCTTACCCGCGTTATCCATGGTAGGATACTTGTAGATCACAGTCGGCGTCGGCTTCAGAATATATACAAAAAACATTCCAAAAAAAAGACCTACCAAAAATGGCAGAAGTTGCAAGTGGTTGAAGAACTTCATTTTCCCTACAGAAAGCAGGGAAAATGAACTACTGGAGTCTAATGGAAAACCCTTGGCTCGCCGCGTTTGTCAGTTTCATGATCGGATTCGGTATTGCAGCCATGTTTCGCCCCCTCTGTAACGGCCCCGAATGTATTGTTCTGCACGGCCCACCCGTCAAAGATGTCGTTGATAAGGTCTACCAGATGGGAGAACGCTGTGTGGAGTTCACCACTGAAGTCGTAGACTGTCCCAAACCCGGTTCAGGCGAGGAGGTTGTAAAGACCTTCCAGCATGTTGCGGCCTAGAGCGCGTATGCGTAAACCGATTTTTCTGCGCGCGCCGTGTAACTATGTCCATGAGTACATCGTTGGATGACCTTGTCGGAGGTGCACCCACTGCCGGCGCTGATGAGGAGCGTGTCCGCCGCATCATGGCCGAAATGGGCGCAGGTGATGTTGCCAAAGCGCCTCCGGCTGGACCATCAGCTGCGATGCTTCCCCCGCCACAGAGAGTTATCAACGAACCTCCCATTGCGGTAAGCACCGGTCAGATTCGTATGGATCCTGGCACTGCTCGCGCGCACGTCATCGGTAACTCGGCGCCTACAATGGCGGACTTCCAGAGTATGCTGGGCAGCATGACACCCGGCCTGGCACCCATTCACGGCCCCGCCGTTGTCGCCGGCCCCGTTCTTCCACCGCCCTCCAAGCAACTCACGTGGAAACAGCAGCTGATGAATCACCTGCGTATGCCGCTAGTCGTTGGTTGTATCATGTTCTTTCTCAGCCTGCCTGTAGTTACGTCTACGCTATCGCGCTACGCCGCGTGGATGTATCTCGGCAGCGGAGAGATTTCCATTGCGGGTCTCTTCGTCAAGTCACTGCTGGCCGCGGGTATCTTCCTGTTGTACCAACAAGTGAGCGCACAACTGGATAAATAAGCAGTATTGGGTAGAGATATGGACATATTCAAGCACCTCATGCGCCGGCCTTCGGGTGCTGATAAAGTTGGTCTCGCCTTTTTCGCTGCAGCAGCCATCTACGCTCTTATCCGTGGCACGCCGCGCACAATTCTTGCGGGTCTGGCCTTTTTCCTAATGATGATGGGCGCTCTGCCGCGTCAATCTGCTCTAGCGCTGCTTGTAGGTGCGAGCGTCATTCTGCTGCTCCAGACGCGCGGTGGTGCCGAAGGGTTCACGGGTGTATCAGGCGCAGCAGCAGAACCCAAGAAGGAAGAGGAGAAGACAGAGGGAGAGAAGGAGGAGGGGGAGACCGCCGCTGCAGCCGCAGAAGCCGCAAAGAAAGATGCCGCAGAGAAGGCCTCCGCAGAGAAATTTGCAGGCGGCAAGAAGCCGATGCTCCCTGATAACACCGATCGCCGCGAACCCCTAGAGCTCGGCAAGCCCTACAAGCTGCCCTCGGAATCCGACGACAAGGGTTACCATCTGGATTCCGGCACCACATTCCTGAATGCATACAAGGCCCTCAAGCCCGAACAGATCGCGGCCATGACGCGCGACACACAGGATCTGTTAGCCACCCAGAAGTCCCTGGTCACGATGCTTGAGTCCTTCGGTCCGCTGATGAAGGATATGAACAAGATCACCGGTTTCCTCGGCAGCAAGTAAGATGTGGTTTTACGCCATGATTGTTACACTCTTGATCGTGTTGGTTTTTCTAACGCGACTAAGGGAGAGATTCACTGAAGGCAAGGAAGCATTCGTTGTTCAACCTGGTACAACGCTGCCAGGTGGATTCCAGGTGCCTGATGTGGATCTATCCACGTTGCCAGAGCCCCACACGCTCTTCAAGCGAGCTCGTGATCTGCTGGACAAGTACGATCGGCCCGATGTCTGGAACCACGCCGCACAGGTGATGGATAAGGATCCTGGCCAGCTTGCCCGCATGCAGCTGGGTATCCAAAACTAACCGCGGTGCTCTCTAGAGGATCATGGCACGCGGAGCACCGAAATGTCCCCGCGGCTTCGTTTGTTCTGACAGAACCAGCATCTGGCTGCTCATTGTCGGCCTCGCAGTCGTCATCGCCGGCGCGTGGTGGTTTGCAGGGCGGCAGCAGCCGCAGGCACCACCGGCTCCGAAGGTCTACGTGGTTCAGGCACCCGCGCCTGCGCAGGCGCCTGCTCAGGTCCGCCCCGATCTCTATCCGGAACCCGTAATGCGTATCGGCGTCGGTATTCCGCCCATTCAGGCCCGTGGCCCCGCACTGCCGTACCAACAGGTCGGCATTCTGACCGGTGAGGGCGGCTCCAGTGGTAGTGCATCACCGGATCGCACGATTCTGCCTCTCTACGGTCGCGAACTGGATATCCGCCGCGGCCGCTGGAATTACTACACACGCACCGACGGGAACAACCCCGTGCAGATCCCCGTGCGCGTGCGCAACCGCGTGTGTGACGACGACACGAACGGCTGCGATGAAGTGTACAACGATGACTCTGTGCACGTGCCGGCTCTCGGTCGCGCCTTCAAGGCCACCGTGTACAGAAAGTCCATTTTTGGATAGATGCCCAGGATAGGGAGAGATGGCCGATGTACTTCTGACATGTGCCGAAACACCGCTGGCCTGGCCGGCATCCGTCGCCGTCACGGATCTCACGATCAGCAACACGAGTACGCTGAATCTCTTTGCACCCACCGCGGGTCCGCTCCAGATTCTAACACGACGCCAGAACGGTGCCGGTGACGGTGTGAATATCCAGGAGAGTCCGACAGTGGGTGCCGATTACCGTGGCCAGCGCTATTCGCTGGAGGAGGTCGTGTTTCATGTGCCGGGCCTCCACGTGTTTCCTGGGCAGACAGCGGTGTTTCCCGCCGAGCTCCACATCCATATGAAGACCTTCTCCGCACCCAGTCGCGCAATCACCGTTGTACTGCCTGTGAGTCACCTGGTCACACCGAATGATGCGACGGCCGCATATTTCGCCGCCGCCGCAGCGCAACCTGATCCCGCAAAGGGAGCACCACCCCTGACGTCTCTGTTAGTTCCAGGAACTGACATCCTGATCTACCGCGGCCCAGATATCCGTGGGCGCACGGCCGATGTACCCGAACCTGCGGGGCAATGCGCTGCTGACGCATTGCAGCGCGAATTTCTGTTAGTGCTGAACCCCGCATTTATCCGCGCTACAGATCTGGAGAGGATTCCCCGCGAGGGATCGCTGAGCACGGATCCGCGTGACCTCCCCGCGCCCGGCGTGGCTGCCACACAGGCCGTGCCGCGCGACCGTCTTCTGCGGAACGTGACACTCGCACGCCCGGGTCTCGCACCCGTGCTGGTGGACGATCCTGCACCACCGCAGTCTCCCACAAAAGAGCTAGAGTGCAAGCCGTTGAAAGTCGTGAACGGACGTGACGTGATTGACATCAGTGGTCGCGCGGTGGATCTTGCCAAGTTGCTGGGATTTGACGTCAGCGGTGGCGCGAGCTCAGGGCAAGCCGGCTCTTCAGGGTCATCCGCATCCATGGCGCAGTCTGCCATGATGTTCATCGGAACATTTATCGGACTTCTTATTGCAGACTGGATACTCGGCAATGTATGGACGATCTGTTTTCACAGTTCGGACCGTCTGACGACGTGGGAGCCATTCAAAGCCATATTTTTCTTGTCCATAGCATTCGCCGCTGCGGGATACAGCACGACTATTTTCTCGTGGTTGCCGTGGATGCCGCAGTAAAATCGTCAACCCACGGTAAGGGAGAATGCTGCGGGTTCATACACTTCTGGTTTCAGCACTCGTCATAGCAGCAGTCATTGTGCTCGGACGAGTGATATGGGGGTCACCGTTAGTCACACGGGTGCGTGAGAATTTTGCGAATGCGCCGAAGCCGATTAACACGATGACCGAATGCCCACCGGGGTCCACCATGTACATGCACGAGGGCAAAGCCTACTGCTGTGGCGGTCAGGTCGCGATTGATGCAGATTCTGTGAAGGATACGTGCCGGCCCGCAAATCTAAATCCTGGTTCACCTGCTCCTCTCTTCTGTACGCTGGGCGGTGCAGAAGACGGGATTCCAAACTGTGTAGAGACGCGTGCGGGTATCATGCAGGCGATGGGTGAACAGATGTGTCCTACGGAGATGCCGAATCTCGTGTTACCCCGTGGCGCTCCCCCTCGGTGTTGCAAGGGCCTGCCGAATGCTGATAGCACTGCCTGCGAGAATGCGGCCGAGGGCAGCTGTGCCATTAGTCAGGATAAGAACTGGATAACCGAACCTGGGTCATGTCAGTGGATCAAGTTCCACGATGAGAACCACGGATGCCCCACGAACTATACAGAGGTCCAGGCCGCGGGTCATGGTGCTCTGGAGGGCGCTGTGGTCTTCGGCTGTCTGAATCAAAGCGAGAACACATTCTGCTACTCTAAGGCACTCGTCGGTACACTCCAGGGCATGGGCTACGACACAACGGGTCTCAACGTGTGCACCCCTTCGGGCGCAAACTAACCGCAATCTGCTCTGCTGATCACTGTGCGATAATGCCGTACGACTGTATCGTAGACTGGCTCGTGGAACTCACGACTCGTGATGTGCGACGGGCAGTGATGAATTATACAGGCCGATATGGGCGGGGCACGCCGCCTGAATGCGACGAGCAACGTCACCGGTTCCGATCTCGTAGCCCGAGTGAATTGCACAGACTAACACATCGTGTGTGTCAGTCGGTGGAATGTAGGTTGGTGACCTCGCGGGTGACATCCTTACCGTCCAAAGCCAAAATAGCATGGAGTACCGCGACATGCTATTGGCGGACGAGAGTGCAAAGTGTCGCACACTTTGCACTACTGGAGTGCGCAGGTAACCTTTGCCGCAGGCGCCCCATTGAACTCAACACGGTTGGTGCCCGTGCCCTTTGTGGGGTGATACGGTGCCACCCGCGTGGTGAGCGGCCACTGGAACTGCGGGGCATCAATGGGAAACTGGCCGGGCGGCACAGAGCTGCCACCGAGAGCAGCGGGCCAAAGCATCAGGGCTAACGCGGCGACGAGAAGTAGTCCTCCTACGATCCACGCAGCTGTACGCATCCTCTGCTTCAGACGCAGAAAGATGACGGGTCGCGGCGGAAGCCCACTCAGAGTAGATATGTTTACCGATCATACATGGACGGCCCCTGACGCGCGTATCCTGAGCCATCGGGGTTACGCGATTCGCAAAGATCAACTGGATGCAGCCCAGACACGCAAGCTGCGTGCGGCTCTGATGATGAAGCCTGCGGTGGCACCCGAGTTCTCTGCCGGCGTGGATCCTTTTCCCGTTTACTACGAGAGCCCAAATCGCTGGTACGTGCCACGCTTCTGGGGTATTGAGAACTGCGGTGAACCCGACGGTGACGCGCGTCAGCCGGGCCTGCCGCTGCGCGCCGAACTCCAATTCAACAAACAGCTGCGCCCCAACCAGCTGCCCATTGTGGATGCTTTCCGCGAAGGTGGGTATAACGGACTCGTCTGTGTGCCCTGTGGGTACGGCAAGACCTTCATGGCCATCTGGTTGGCATGTCAGATTCGCCGACGGTTCCTCGTCGTGGTACACCAGGAATTTCTCATGGAACAGTGGCGCAAGGAACTGGAGGATTCCATTCCAGGTATTCGCATCGGCATTCTGCAGGGGTCCACGGTGCAAACGGGGTACGCCGAGCCGCCCAAACTCACCATTGCAGAGATCAAAGAGCGACTGCGTGCGCACGGGTTGCCGCTCAGCGGCAAGCGCGAGGATCTGCTGACCCGCCTGCGAACAGTGGAACCCGAACCGGAACCGCAGCTCTATGACTGCTGCATCTGCATGTTACAGACGGTGGCAACGCGTGACTGGGCGCTGGATACCTTCAGCGGCTTCGGCTTCACGATCTTTGACGAGTGTCACCATCTCGGCGCGGAGCACTTCAGCAAGGCGCTGATGTCCATTCAAACGGAGAAGATGCTCGGACTCTCGGCCACACCGGATCGCATGGATGGCCTGGATTCCGTGTTTCTCTGGTATCTCGGTCCCGTGCGGTATCAGATCCGTGTCAGGGACCCTGACACTTCGGTGGAAGTCCGCGTGATTCGGTTCACGCACGCCGATCCGGCCTATGCGGATACTCCCCTAGACATCCGCGGAGAGGTATCGCGCCCACGCCTGTGCAACCAGCTGACCGAGTTCACACCACGGACACGAGCCATCTCGGACCAGCTTGAACCGTGTCTGCGTGAGGGGCGCCAGCTGCTGATCCTGTCAGACCGACGGGAGCATCTCGCGGCATTTGAGCGCGAGTTTCGGGCCCGCGGGTTCACGAGCATTGGATACTATGTTGGTGGCATGAAGGCGGCGGCGCGTGATGAGTCGGCGACACGACAGATCGTGCTCGGAACATTCACGCTCGCAGCAGAGGGCATGAATATTCGGGCGCTGAATACAATCGCGTTGGTGACGCCAAAGAGCCGCATTGAACAGGCAGTTGGGCGCATTTTCCGTCTCAAAAAGGAGGAGCGCACGTTCCAACCGTTGATCTTTGACGTCATTGATCTGCCGCACGATGTGTGCTTGCGTCAGTACCGAAAACGGCGGCAGTTCTATCGGCAGTGCGCATACAAAATCCGCATGGTGGATGGCAAGGCGGATGTGGCCGAGGGGCCGGCAGATGATGGGGAGGAAGGGGCGCCGGCTTCGGCTGCAGAAGCGTTGCCGAAGGGTGTGCCGCTTTTCAGATCGTAACCGCGTTACGATGCCTACGCACCGTGTAGCACGAGGCGATCCTTGCCCTCCTTGGCCGTCAGCACTTCGTTCGTCACGAGCCAGGCGGCCACCGCGTCGCGATGGTTACCGGACAGCTTGATACACTCCTGATCATCCTTATCGGTAACGACCGTGGCGGCACAGTGCAGGCCCTTCTTGATCGCGCGCGCAATGCGGGCAAGATCAAGATCGTCGTCTAGACCCTCAATAAGCGTGAGCCACTTTTTGCCCATCTGTTGGATGCGAATGTGGATTTTGCCAGTTCGCTCGGAGGCAAGCGCGGCCTCGCCGACTTTGATTGAAGTCGCAGTCGTCGTAAAGTCTAGTAGACTGTCCATCGTACAGGGGCCACGTCACTGCCTGTACCAAGTCAAGTTTTAGTGCTTACGGCTGCCCTTCTTGTGCTTACGACCAGAGCGCCGCCGCTGAGTCCTCCTCCCGCCCGCTATAACCGTGCGATCGTAGCCGTAGCCCAGCTCGCCCAGATAGTGCGCCGAGTTGGTGCTCATAACCGACGCAGGGCCGAATCCATAGCCGGACTTGTAACTGACGACGCCAAAGTCAGACATGGCAGACGGGCTCGCACCACCGATCTGGTGCTCACGGGGTGCCGGCGGGCACGGGGCGCGGGCAACATCGGCGTACACCTTTCCAAGAGAGTTATCTAGTGTAAAACCGTAACCGCCCGTACCACCGCCACCACCCTTCTGCCCCTGCGTAGGAGGCCACGCCATGCAACCGCAGCTGCCCCCACGCTGCGTCCGAGAGCGAGAGCGAGAACGACGGCCACCAAACTGAACCGTCTTCATACTGGTAATGTCGGGGCCCGCGCCACGGAGATCTCCGCACTGCGAGTAGCTCGCGCCCCGCGACTCAAACGGAACACCGGCAGCAGCGATGCCTGCCGGGCCCGTGTAACCGTGCGCCGCATCACCACCACCCTTCTGTTTTCGTGCTGTGCGACGACCCGCGCGACGACCCGCGCAACGACCCGTGCGACGACCCGTGCGACGACCCGTGCGACGACCCGCGCGACGACTATGCTTGTGAACCATTCTCTACCTAGGCCTGCGATTCCGCCGCCGCAAAGGCACTGCTGTGAGTTGCCAGAGCCGATGAAAGCCCACTGAACTCCCACTTCTTAAACGCGGCATTCCAGACGACCTCCACGCGAGCTGTAGTTCCTTTGACAGCACGCATCTGGGTACTCTGTGTGAGGCTACGAATGAGCAAACGACCCAGATGCTTTCCATCAGCGCTCACAAGCGACCATTGATCCGGGCCAACCTCCCGTGTTGCCACCGCGACCAGTGGGCCAGCAGCGATGCCCAAATCCAGCTGAGGCACCGCTGCGATATCGCCTTCTGTGATACCCTGCAGAGTCGGTGACACATATTCAGGCGGTGCGTGGTTCGCGATCCAGTAGAGCCGTCGGCGACCGGGCTCTTCGGCTTGCATGAGTTCCCAAGTGCCCTCGGGCTCCAGAGCAACGAGTGGTTGCCACGGTGCCGCCTCAACCTCCAGTCCATCTAGGAGTCGCGCATCCAGCAGTGTATAATGCTCCAGAAACTGCACAATACGCGCGTGACGCTGGGTGAAGGTCTCCTCCTCCTGCACGGGACGGCCCTTCCAGACGAACACATCCTCCACCCAGAGCCGGCGCTTCGTCGCACTCAGTGTCGCCGCGAAGATCGTCGGACCACCGGCGGCCAGGAACTGTGGGTCCACGCGCAGCCGGAGAAGTGCAACACGGGGGGTCGGTCGCCGTTGAGTCGGCGGGTCACCCGAGATGTAGACACAGCACTTCTTGGCGGGCCACACACAGAGCAAACCGGTGCGTGCACGATCGACGGGGCGCCGTAGCACGAACCATGCATTCCGTTTCAGAGCAGGAACATGCTTACTCTGAAATGGTATCGCGGGCTTGCGAAGATGATCCAGGGAAACTAACAGATCAGCAGTATCGGCTGCGTTGACGAAGCACGGGAGGCGCAGGTCCTCCGCCCACGTCTGCACCTTTACGGCCGCGGCGAGAGCTGTCATTGCTTCTATCTCCGTGCCGGCTTTTTAGACCAGAGGGAGATGGTGACAATGGCGGCACAGGCTATGAGCGCCGGTAACGAATGATCCAGGAAGGCGAAATACGCGAGCTCCAGCAGCTGTGTCGGCGAAGTATTCCACGAGTTCTCGTGACGATGATCCAGGATCGCTCTGTCATCGGGGCGACACCACGGATCTTTACTGAAACACGGTTCAAACATGTGATGGGGTGCAAGATAGATATGATCGCGATGTTTGTATGCCCAACGCCCGAACATCATGGGCCCCGTTGTTTCCATGACATATTCTAGAATAGAGCCGAAGTCTTCTGGCCTACGTGTATCCGCTATGATGGTGTGCAGTAGTTTCAACAGAAGGGAATGATGCGGAGTGACCCACATGACCGCATTGTTCGCATAGAGGGCTGAGTGGGCTGCCTCTGATACGACGAGAGTAGCTGTGGGATCAATGGCAGCCTCACGCAAAGGGCGCAGGGGTTTCATATCGGTATCCAGGCTGAGGCCACCGTATTTATAGAGCAGAACATAGCGGCCAAAGTCCACCTTGGAAATCATCTTGGGAAAGCGATCATAGCAGGCCAGGAAAATAGGTCCAAGTTCGGCACATTCCGCTCGCAATTGTGTATCATCCCATGTCCGAAATTCAAACTCGGGATTCATGCGACGGAGATCAGCTGCATAGTCTGTGAAAGGCGCGGGCAGATGATCCCAACCCTGCATCCAGATTTGATGAACAATGCGCGGTAGTCGCCTGGACATTTAATACCCTTGTTAGCCCCTGCGATTAGAAGCTCGCGAAACCGGTGGGCTCCATACCGTCAAAGGCGAACATCGTGTTGCCCACGAGCGCACCACCGTTCTGGGCAAACTCGGGGCTAAACGGCTGCTGCTGGCCGGCCAGCGGCGTGCTCGCAGGGGCTGCGCGACCGCCCGCTACATCCGAGATCTGCATGCTGGGCATGGCAGAGTCACCGCGAGGCTGGTGGAACATCTGTTCGGGGTGGCGTAGGTTCTCAGGAGTCGGTACGGGGCCGTAGCTCTCGTGACCAACACCTTCGGGCTGCGGCCCCACGCTACGACGCTGCAGAGGCTCGGGTGCGCGCATCTCGGCCCCCGTCTGACCTGCGACGGAGGGGTAGACTGTCCCGGGTGCGGGAGGCTCAGAGCGCATAGGGCCGGCAGTTGGTGCAGAATTCTGCGCAGGCGCCGGCACAGCGGGCTTCTCGGGGCTCGCGGCCAGATCTTTCATTCCCGCCGTCGCAGCAGGTACAACGCCAGCGGCCTGGAGGCGTCGCGTGCCCCCCGTGATGCGACGGCCGGACTTGGACCACCACTGGTAGGCGAAGAAACCGACCACAAGAAGCACCACCAGACCAATAACCAGTGACGAGTCCATAGGTTCTAACGCTGCCGGGCTTTTTGATTCTCTGCACTACGCGCACCGCCGCCCCGTCCTCGCTCCCCCTTCCCGCAGCCACAGTGAAAAATCCGCTACGTTTCTTAGAATGACCACACCGTCTGCGCCCGCACCTCCCGCATCTCAGGTCGCGCCGTGGTTTGCTGTGATGTGCTGCCGGAGTGTAGCCGCCGCCATACCCGTAGAGAAGGCCGCGGAGATGGTTGTTCGGGAGGTGGTTGCGGTTGTCCAGGATGTGTCTGCTGCCGTCCAGGATGTGTCGGCGGTCGTTGTAACTGTGTCTGAAGAGGTTGCTGCAGTGGCTGCTGTTTTGCAGGAGATATCGGATGCGGTTGCTGCCACCCAGCCGGAAGCCACCCCTGCAGTTGATCCTGCCCCTCTTGCCAGCGAGCCACCCAAGTCGTCTCCTCCGCTAGACACTGTGTCGGAGGAGCCCAAATCTCAGGGCGCGGAGTCCACTGCGTAGGTCCTGTTAGTTCCCACGCGGTGAAAGTCTGCGTTGAGGATGACCATTCTCCCAGAAATCCCGGCCACATGAATGTCGTGATTTCTGTGAGTTCTGCATGGGGTGGACAATCACGAGGTTTCTCAGAAAAGGTAACCTCCATCTGACAGATTACCACGGTGTGCTCTTAGCCTCTCGCGCCTCGGAGCTGGCAAATATGACACACGCCGTGCAGATTGCTACGGATTGTACGATGGTCCAAGTAGTGATTCTTCCTCAATCGGCCGATGAGGCGCGTACTCTTAAGACGACAGCACTGGCTCCTGGTGGATCCGCGACGGGTGACACGGTTGCCAAGATGCTCCGCAAGAAGAAGGCTGCGGAGCTCATTGGCACCTGGAAGTTCAAGAGTGGCGGTGGCAGTGGAACGCTACAACTGTGGGGATGGCGTGACGGCAAAGCAGGTACAGAGAACAAACAGGAGCTGCCCCCGCCTCACGATGAGGTGCTGCTCTTTGGGGACGCAGTTGTGGTACTTGTGACTGCGACAGGAGCACAGGACTTTACGGCAGAAAAGTGGGCCGTGTTTTACGAGGAGGCATTCGGCGGATTTGAGGATCTTGGTGACAAGGAGGCCGATGATGAGGATGCGGAGGAGGATGCGGAGGAGGATGATGAGGAAGCGGATGGCGATGCAGAGGAGGAAGATGAAGAAGAGGAGGATGAGGATGAGGAAGCCGAAGAGGCTGACGAAGAGGCTGAGGAGGCAGAAGAGGAGGAAGCAGAGGAGGAAGATGGCGATTGTTACGAGGAGGGTGATGAAGGCGGTGGTGGAAAGCGCAGATCTGCACGGCGCCGGACAGCAACTGACAATGAATATCGTCGTGTGGAGATGGGGTTGCGGGCGCGTGTAAAGCTACCTGTGACGCCAAGCAAGCGCGCGCCGCGTTGGCAGACAGCGCCTGAGTTGGAGGCGGAAGAGTATTGATCTGTGGTCGCTCTTGTGACTTTTTCGCTTCGCTCCAAACGGTCACAAAGTCGCTCTTGTGACTTTTTCGCTTCGCTCCAAACGGTCACAAGAGCTTCACCAAACTTGACCCCGCACCTTATTTTTAATACCACTGGGTACAATGGCTCTACGTCAGCGCACGACTGCTGTAATTGACAAGAGGATGGGGCAGCTTCTGGACCCCGACCAGCGCCGTGATCTGGAACGCGGCATCTATAATGCCGCGCTAGAGGATGCTTCCCGTCGCGGCATCCGCCGTCACTGGGAAAATCCTGAATTCCAGGAGATCTACAAGGTCATCGCGCGTCGGTGTTTGGTCAACCTGGACCCCGAGGCATATGTCCACAACACACGCCTCATTCAGCGCCTACAGGAGGGCGAGTTCCCTCCGCACCGTGTTCCCTTCATGACCGCACGGGAGCTCTATCCAGAGTGCTGGCAGGAGCTCGCGGATGAGCAGCTCAAGCGGGAGACGACTATGCTGGAGGGATCTAATGAGGAGGGGTCGGGCATGTACACCTGCAAGCGCTGTAACAAGAACCGTACCCGTTACTGGGAGATGCAGACGCGCTCGGCGGATGAGCCGATGACAATCTTCATTCGGTGCCTGAATTGTGGAAAGGAGTGGAGGCAATAAGCCTGACAGGCGAGTATTGCCGCAACGACGACAACGCAAAGGAGTGGAGGCAATAAGCCTGACAGGCGAGTATTGCCGCAACGACGACAACGCAAAGGAGTGGAGGCAATAAGCCTGACAGGCGAGTATTGCCGCAACGACGACGCAAAGGAGTGGAGGCAATAAGCCTGACAGGCGAGTATTGCCGCAACGACGACGCAAAGGAGTGGAGGCAAGCCTGAAAGGCGCACCCCCCCGCGGCAAGATACAAATGTCCTTTCCGACGCCGCAAGTAAGGGACAACATGCTTGTGCGGCTGGCAACCTACAATGTAAAAGCCTTCCCATGGTTATCGCCGCCTATTCGTGCAATTGTCCAGTGGATTACCAGTCAAAGCAGCGCCGATATTGTAGCTCTCCAAGAGATCTGGTGTCGTCACACCGTCTGGGCTGCTGCTTTTGCGGCCGCCGGCTGGGTCTTTATTCGCCCTGCCCGAGAACACCAGACCACCGGTATTTTTGGTTCAGGTCTCGCCATTGCCTGGCGACGGGGTTCGTGGAAGCTTACAGATGCACGCTTCTATCCCTATCTGTCGGCCATTGGCCTGGACGGACTCGTGACGAAGGGATGGTTTCGCGTGGAACTAACAGATCCCAGCGGTGCGCCTCTGCGGCTGATCAACACACACATGCAGTCCGACTACGAAGTGTTTGATGAGTTGTGGCGGCCCATTGCAGAGCCCGTGCGCATGGCGCAGGCGCATCAGATGACCGAAGTGGAGGGGCGACAGCCGCCGATGCCAACGCTGATGGTGGGTGACATGAACACGGAACAGTGTTGGTTTCAGGGGTGCACCTGGTTAACCGCACACGCCGGGCCGACATTTCCTGGAACGGGCCAGATTCTGGATCACTGTGCTGCACCGGTGACTCTCGGATGGCGCCTGCTGGGGCACCGCGTATGTCGCGAATGCGGTGACCTGAGCGATCACTGGCCGGTCATCTGGTGGCTGGAGCGCTAGATCTTCTCGTTGCTGTTGCTGCTGCTGCTGATAGCATGCACCTCTGTGTCGCTATCTTCTTCCTCTGGCACTGCATCAGGTACTCCAAGGGTATCTGCTGCGTGCGTGCCGTCATTGCTACTGACATCGGTTACGTGAATGACGACACCCTCATCAACTGACAGAAGCCCTCCTGTAAGTCCTGGCAGTGCCACGGGTCCATTGATTTTACTGGACGCTTCCGCGAGTTTGCGACGCATCTCGCTGACGACTCCACTGCCCGCTACCTTGGCGATCTCGGCCTGACGCGCGGCGGTAATAGCATCTGGGTCACGCGGTGCGGCGGCCGCGGCTGCCGCCTTGGCCCCCGTTGCCGACGCTGCCGTTACGCGCCCTGCTGCAACCGCACCTATAGCTTCTCGGGTGGCTTTCTCGGCATGGCGCTGGATATCCCGACGCAGCTCTTCTTTGATCGACGGCAGCGTGGAGTTCTCAATCACACGGGCAATGCGCGGCTCCAGATCATCCAGCACGATCTGCTTGAGTGTGCCCTTCTTCTGGTGAATCATCAGCGCTGCATCACGGGCGACCTCCTTGAGCCGACTGTTGGTATCCACAAAGATGTGCGTGGTGTCAATGTCACCCACGATTTCGGGCTTCTTGACGTTCGGATACTGCTTGAACTCGGTGCGACAGGCGGCGATTACACTGTCGGGAATCGTGGGGCTCTGCTCAATCAGGCGATCCAGCTCTGTGCGGCAGATCTTAAGGAAGGTCATGCAGTCCGTGCGTTCGTTGGGGTGGAGTGACAGCTCAATGGTGATGAGGCGCTGGAATTTGCCCCAAAGAACTGCGGATCCCTTGTGAGCCTCCGAACCGCTGGCGTAACCCAGCCGCTGCGCAATCGTGCTGATGATGCCTGTGGCAATAGAAAGACCACCCAGGCCAAGCTGTGCATATTTCTTATGTTCTGGATCTGACAACACAGAATCAAGTGCAAAATTCGCGGCGCCGGTAATTGTACTCAGAATGATCACTGGAAACATGAAGCTCATGTCCTTCGTGTGGAACTGACGACTGGTCTTCTCGTGCATCCAACGGTAACAGATTGCGGTGTCGGCCCATTTGGCCATGAGGAGCTCTATTTCCCGGGTCCAGCCGTTGTGAAACTTGCGCTTGGCGGGCGGCAGCGGCTGCGCGCCGGCCTGGTCGCGTTTGGAGGGCGTTGCTGCGGTGGGGGCGTCAGCCTTTGCGGGGCTCCCGGCAAGCATCTCTGTTTTGGGCGGCGGGAATTTGAACGCAGAGAGTAGAAAGATGGCTTCAGGTACACGTGGTGCAGTACAGGGCTACCGAAGCCCAGTGGAATACGGTATACCGCCTGGTGCGGTGGTGACACCTGGCACCAATGCGGCGATTTATCAAGAGGAGGCTCGTGCTGCGTTTGCCGCCGACGAGCAGCTGCGAATAGATATTATGGCCGCATTCCCCCGTATGCACGGTGGTGCCCGTGGTTACAAGCAGCGTGGAGGCAACTTGAATGACATCAAGAATGCCATCATTGCCGGTGCATCACAAATTGTAGCTGCTAGTCGCAGTGGTGCAGTGGTATTAGGCAGTCTTGCTGGGAGAGGTGCTTCTGCTATTGCCGGCAGTTTTCGCGGGACACAGACAGCAGCAGCTATTAAGGAGCGGATAGTTACTGCTATTGATACTGCTGCAAATACAAGAGGTGCCATGAATGCCCGTGCTGCCGAATTTATTCATCGTGCGAATTTTCAAACTGTTCTATCGGCAGTGGCCGGACTAACATTAATTGCAAGCATGTACGGTATGGGCCCGCCGTATGATTCTATGCTATTAAAATTATGCAATGTAATTCTTTCTGTAGTGCCTAAACCTGAAACTATTCTGAGTGCGCTAACAACGGGTGGTTTCTCATCACAAACAATGGCTGCAGTAGGAGAGGTAGCACTGAGAGGTGGCGCTGCCACAGTAACGTATTATGCGCTACGACTTGCGGGTAATATACTACGCGGAAGTGCAGGTGTAGCTGGAAGTGTTGGACGTGCAGTCATAGATCGTTCTTCTAAGGAATATATACATGCAAAGGCATACGTTGACGATCGCGTAAATCAACTGACAGCAGCACTAGTAGATCGCATTAGAGGTGAGGAGGCAGCAGCCAAGATTGCAGAGGAAATTGTTGATAAGGCTGGTGCTGTAGGGGCTGCCGTTGCTGCTGGCAAAGCTCTGCCTGAACTGCCAAATCCTGAAGCTGGTCAGCCTGGTTTTATCGGCCCGCTAACTAAAGAACAGATGGCTGCTGTTGAGGCAGCACTCGCCGCTCCTGTTAACAAGGAAGCACCTGAGCTAGCTGCTGCTGTAATTCAAGGTGCAGCTCCTGATGCTGCACCTGGTGCTGGTGGTGGCGGTGCCGGTGCCGGTGATGGTGATGGGGAAACGCGTCAGGCTGGTGGCAGCCGGCGTCGGCACTCAACTCGCCGTCACCACCGTCGCTCCCGTCGCTCCACTCACCGTCGCTCCGCTCACCGTAAGGGTTCCCGTAAGAGTCACCGCTCCCGTCGTCATCACTGAGCCAACAGCGGTAGATCCCGTGTGACGACACCGCCATCCGCCCGCGGCATCTCCAGCCGCAGAACCATGGTCTGAGGCTGCGGAGCCACAACGCCAGCGGCATGAGGTAACCGTCGTTCTACACAGAGACCCACGAGCTCCACTACGAATAGTAGAGCCAGCGCCGGCAACGCGTTCCACATTCCAATGAAGAGGCGCCGCGTCCAGTCCTCCGTAACACGTACACGTTCATCCCATTGAGCCGACAGAGACGCGATCTCGGTCGGCCCAATGCGCGCACAGTCGCCCGCTTGAGTTCCCAGGCACCGACGGGTCACGCTCGGCAGCTCATCACTCGGCCACCAGGCGTAACTCATCATCTCGCCGAACCACTCGCGCACCAGAGCCCTCTCAGCGTCTGTCGTCGCCACCCGCAGCGACGCATTGAATATCCGCTCCTGTGCAGTCATCAACTCGGCAACCCCCGTAGCCGCCATGAGCTCCCGCACGCGCGACTCACGGGCGCCCACGTGACCCAGACAGGCCGCCCACAGCTCACCGACCAGCAAACTCTCCACCAGACGGCAGAGCCACGGATCCGCTGTGAGTTGTCGTGCGGCATCGCCAGCCGTACGGAGCAGCCCGGCGATTCGCAAATCCCGTGGATCCGACACATTGTGGAGCTGTGTCAGTGCTCGTGTCCAGGCCGGAAACGGACCATCCGCCACTCTCTCCTGTGTTACATTCCACCAATCCCATACATGCGTGGGACCCGCAATGCGGAGGACATGACTCCACGCAAGTTGTACCCGCAGTTCTCGGAGCCAGCGGTGTTCCAGTGTATCCAGTGTGTCCTGGCGGGCCTTACAGTCCTTGCTCATCATGGTTGTCAGGCACAGTTGGCTTCGTGCGCGGTCTACTGCCACCGCCGATGCATTCACACGTACATCCCAGGTGAGCCAGAGCTCGCGTGCCTCGGGCTCACTCTGGAGCGCCCCCACGACATCTACGTGACTCAGCAGCCAACCGATCTCGGCTTCGCGGAAAGCCGACCACGACTTCTCGTGCTCCGCCACTGCCTTCCGCAGAGCCGGTACGGAGTGAATGGAGGGGTGGCGTGCCGTCTCGCGCACTGCTGCACGGACAACAGCGCGCGGCAGACCCGTAAAGGTCGCGGGTCGCCAGAAGAACGAACGCACGGACTCGCCGGCAGATTCCCGCCACACCGCCATCGTGAGAGACATGCCACCGAAGAGAGTCGGTGCCGCACCATAGTCATCCGCATGGAGCCACCCTTGCATCGTCATCGCCGCAACGAGGCCCCAGAGAAATATGCGAATTCCGATCATCGTACTCACGCGGTGGGCGCGCGCCACACCGCCATTCACGTTTTGCCCGCAGGTAACAGAGGACACCATGATACAACTCGTACTCATAGGCGTTATTGTCGGCCTGCTGTTGGCCATGTTCTGGCAGCGGCGCAGTGGCGGCACAAAGGAGACCTTCGTGGGCCGCATGCCGCAACCGACAACGGATGAACCCGATCTTCGCTTCTTGGCACAGGATTCCGCTGGTCCCGCCGGCCTGCATCCACCACCCACGGCCGGCGAAGGCGGCGAGGATGACCCACGGGATCTCCCCTGGATTGCCAGCTGGAGTCCCGCAGACGCCGAGGCGCGGCGGGGTCAAAACTGTCTCGTGCACTCAGAGGAGCCGGGTCCCGATGGCACCGTCGTTCAGGTCGTGAGCAAGTCCTGTGAGGGCGGAATGGCGCACACGCGTGCCGGTGACCGCATTGTCATTCCTGACAATATTCCCTATGCTCTGCGTCACGAGACCATTCAACACGAACGGATTCATATCTCGCAGCGCCGGCATCCCGAACCGTGGAACAATTTCTATCAGCGGTCCTGGGGGTTCGCGTTCCATTCTGGCCCGCCCGCCGACATGCCCGCGGCCATCGTTGAATCGCGCCGCGGCAATCCTGACACCTGGGATCCAGATATGGGCGGTCCGTGGCCGTGCTGGAACGGACGCTGGTGGCCCGTGCCGGTATTCAAGAACCCACGCGATCCCCGCCTCCGCGATGCGGTCACGGTCTGGTACGATGGATGGCGCCGCGAGGCCCGCGAGTTTGCTCCCGAGGCCTGGACACAATTCTTCGGAACACCCAGCCAGAACGAACATCCCCATGAGCTCGCCGCCGTCATGATTGTGGGCGAGGACACGGGTTCTGAAGCGGGCCGGCGTCTCTGGTCATGGTGGCGCAACACGCAGACATTTCTCCTGCAAAAATAGGGATGAAGATCCAGCTCGCCGAACCCGCGGCAGCCATGGTCTTGTTTGTGACGTCGCCGACAACCGTAAGTGATGAGAGCGACACGGAGAGCGTGCGGATACCCTTTGCGCTCTCACCACTGGATTCCTGCCGCGGCGGCGGCGGAGGCCGGAAACACTGCCGTCAAAATCGCCGTCGCAAAGTAAGGGATGTCAAGGCGAACTCGCCGCCGCGGCACAGGCAAAGCCGCCATAATGTGTGATCTCGCGGATAATTTTTACGGAGTCCAAAATGGTCGCTATCTCCGCGATTTGGCGATACCGCCTACCGAGACACGCGTAACACAGGCGTACTTTATTCGGGAGGTGGTAGATCGGGAGGTCAATACGATCATTCGGCGAGAGGCCACGAAACCAGGACCCGTGGCTGATTTTCTGGCCGCCTGGCGCATCGCCGAAGGAGAGCGTGTGCCACCGGGATTAACGCCTCTACTGCAGCTCATGCTAGCGCTTCAAGGGCCGCGTGATGTGGCTGCACGTATCGGTTGGATGAATCGGTACGGTATCGCTGCACCGTTGGCCATCTACATTCAGGGCGATCCCCGCAATCATGAACGATGCCGTGTCTTCATTGAGGAGGGCCAACCCCGTATCGGTATTCCTGAATACTGGGAGTGGCCCGAGTACAAGGCGCATCGTCAGGCCTACGCGGTCTACGTGAAACGTGTCGCGCATACTCTGGGTCTACCTCAGCTCCTAGCCGGTTACGGCGCCGAACGCGAATTCGCTCATGTCTATCCATCGGCCCTGGAGCGGCGCACGCGGATTGATATGTTGACCTGGAAAGAACTCTGTTCCGCCTATCCGCAGATAGACTGGGCCGCCATGATGGAAGCCTGGGGACTCGGCCCCGAAGAGCGCGCCGCAGTCAAGTACAATATCACGTCACACCCGTACTTACATCACCTCCAAGCACGTCTGGCTCGCTGGAGCCCGCAGCGGTGGGCCGGCTGGTTCGCGCTCATCGTGGCCCAGTGGATCGCCGGCTGTTCGCCCCACGGGCCGCTCCGCGAAGCCTGGTTTGCGTACAACCGTCGGTTTCTGCAGGGCATGACAGCGGACGATGAGTCGGCGACCCTGCGTATGGCGATCCTGCGAACGATGATGCCCAACCGACTCGGCAAACTCTGGGTCCGTGAGTTCTGCAGCCCCTCTCTCAAACGCACTGTGGGGGCTATGGTGGAACGCATTCGGGCTGCCGCAATCGCGACTGTCGGCCGCACATCCTGGCTGGCGCCCTCAACACGTGCCGCCGCACAGCGGAAGCTGCGGGCCATGGATATTGAAGTGGGCTGGCCCGATCCGCGGACCTGGAAGACCTATGAAACTGCCTGCACGCTGAGCCGCACGAACGCACTCCACAATCTCATGGCGATTGCAGCGGCCTCCACGGACCAAAACATCGGCACGCTGCGGAATGGCTGTCAGTCACCGCTGGGCGACAATTGGGGTCGGCCTGTGTACGAAGTCAACGCGTTTTACTATCCCGATGAGAACCGTTTCCTGCTCCCCGCAGCCATCCTTCGTCCTCCTTTCTACGACTCTGCCAAATCCATTGCATGGAACTATGGCGGCATTGGTGCAACGATCGGTCACGAACTATGCCATGCTTTTGATTCCGAGGGGCGCAACTACGATGAGCGCGGCAACCGACGGAACTGGTGGACCACAGCGGATGACCGTGAGTACAAGCGTCGTGCCGCGCGCGTGGTGCGCCTGTATGAGAGCCGTCTGTATCGCGGTATGGAGGTTGATGGTGACCTGACTCTGATTGAAAATATTGCGGATCTGGGTGGTCTGGAGTTCGCCATGGCGGGCCTGCGCTCGGCACTCGGGCGGCGTCCAACGCAGTCTGAGTTACGAGAGTTCTTTGAGTCCTACGCGATTTCCTGGCGATCAAAAGATCGGCGGAAGCGTGCGGCTGAGCTGCTGGCAACGGATTTTCATGCACCACCGATGCTGCGCGTCAATCACGCGGTCCGACAGCTGGATGAATGGTACGAGGCCTTCGGTATCTCTGCAGAGTGTGCGGAGTACATTGCACCGGCGCACCGTATCCATTTTTTCACTTGAGGTAAAGGTGAAGGGCTGTGTACACCCTACCGCTACAGGTACGATGCCTGCTACACTGATTGCCTACGACGGATCTGGTTCCACGGTGAACCATGCGTTCTACCACGATGAGACGCAGCGGATTGTGGCTGCGCTACCGAAAGACAGTCAGATTCTATTCTGGGATACGGCAGGGCACGTGATTTCGCATGCTCGCCTCGCTGAGATTAACCGGAAGCGTGAGGGCGGCGGGGGTACGGTTCCCGCGGCTATCGCCGATCACGTGGCCCGCACGGGTTTCTCTGGCGACCTGATCATCATTACAGATGGTCAGGTCGGCAGCATTGATGGCGTTGCCGCGCGCCTCAAGGGCACCACCAGATTCAACAGCGTAACGGCACACCTCATCAATACCGGTGGCGAAGTTAACATGTCTGTGACCTGCCCCTTCACGCGGAACTCGCCGCACACAGTCTATCTCTACGATCAGACGAAGGAGAAACGTCTGGCCACCTCTGTCACTGCAGAGGATCTGGCAATCGTGGGTCGCCTGCGTGAGATCAACACCGTGGCCGACTACGAGGCCGCTGCAGCCTCGCTGGAAAAGGCAGTGATCGCCGCGACGATGGGCACCACGGGTGACCCCGCTCTCCGTGATGCACTTCTGGCCATGAAGGCTCGCATCATGCGAGCCGAGGCGCGGGCCAAGGGCGACTCTGATACGGTACGCGCGCTGACTGCTGCGCTTTCCGAGAAGAACATGGGTCGCGCGGTCTCTCTTGCCCACACGCTGACCCGCGAGTACTACGGCACGGATACAGAGGATCCCGACGCGAAGACCTGGAGCGCACGCATCTCGCGCCTGATCTCTATGACAGAGGGGGCACTCCGCGGGACCTTTGATCTCAGCGGCATCTCGGCGGCCATTCGCGGCGACCGCGCGCGGCGGGCGCCTCTGGCACAGGCAGCGCCTGCAGAGGCGGCTCCTCTGAGTGCTGCTGACACAGCGGCGTTCGAGTGTCCCATCACCTGCGATGTAGAGACCGATGTGGCTCTCCTCGTCGCCGACGGTGAGCCGCTCCTCACCGATGTGGACAAGGACATCGCAAACAATCTCTACGACTGTCCGCTGAACCTCCTCAACTACCCTGAGCTCGTCACTGCTCTCAAGGAGCGTCTGGATCATCCCGTCAGTCTTCGCGCTCTCAAGGAGGCCTACGACACCGGTCATCCCTTTGAGATGTCTCCCATGACGCGTCGCCCCGTCGCCGCCGGTGCGATCTGTCTTGGGGCTAACGAAGAGCACTGTAAGGCAACGACCTGGACCCTCACGAACCTCTTCACGGGCGGCAAGCGTGTCGGTAATCAGGATCTCTGGTTCGCCCTCATCTGGTTGCTTGTGGAGCGTGGGGAGATTCCGTACCTGGACCCGATCCTGCCGCAGCTGCGTGCACACATGGGCTGGCGACTCCTGAATCACGAGTCCTCTGTGAGTCTAACAGGAGTCCCTGAGTTCCCCACGACTCGTGTGCCGCTGCGCACGGCGGTCTGGTACGTCTTCGCTAGCGCGGAATTCGGCATGGAACCCCGCCGTGATGTGCTGCGGGCGCATCTGCCGCATCTCGCAGCGCTCCAGTCACTCCTGGAACTCTCGGGCCTCACGGTAAGCGACGCAGTGCGCGGCCACCTGGCGCGCCTCCGCACCATGCTCTCCATTCTCTCATGGGTCAAGCGAGATCGCTACAGGCTGCCGAACCTCATCACAGCTCTGACCCAGGCCTGTGTAGAGATTGATGTGGGCGGCCTCCGCGTCCAGTACGAGCGTACGGCGCAGTTCATCCCGATTGACGGTGCTGCCTCTGAGGAGCAGGTAGCGCGGGTACGGGAGCTCCTGCCCGAGGCAGGGCGTACTCTCTCTGTAGCCGAGCTCGTGGGCCTTGCCGCTCTTGTAGATCCCTCCAAGTCTGCTGGTGACATCGTGCTGCCGATCTCATGGACTCCGCCTCCTCTGGCACCAGCAGCCCTGTCATGGCCAGGCTACGGGCTGCGTGAGATCCCCGTGTCACCCGTGCGGATCTGCGAGGCGACTTGCCGGCCGTACTATCATCCCCGTCCTGCCGAGACGTGGGTAACTGCGGCGGAGAAGCACTATGGTGTCTCCCACACTCAGATGCTCTCTGCGAACGAGGCCTACATCAACTTCGTGCTCAAGTACCGTCAGTACCCCACACGTGACGAGCTTCTGACCTACCTCTACAACCGACAGATTCTCCACGGCGGTCGTGCCTCGCTGCCCCATCAGGCCACACAGTTCGTAGATGAGGCGCTTGCCGAGAACGCCGAGCTGGTGGCTGCGCTGCCCGCGGCTGAATTCGCACGGAGGGCCGAGGCGAGCCGCAAGATAGAGGATCGCATCGTGCTGGAGAGTGCGGCGTAAATCAAAACAGAGATGGGTGGAATACATTAAGGAGTGCGTCTCCTTTTGGCGTTTACAGCACCATCAGATCGGCCAGCCGCCAGTACTCGTACTCGCCATCCGGCAGTGGGCGCTTAAGAATGAACGGCAGGCGCTTAGCCTCCAGCTCCGCCCGCGCAATTTCATAGACATCCGTGAGATACTCGGGGACGTCAATGAAGGGCGGAGCACCCCGCGCCAACTGGGCCGCGCGCAGTGACAGCA